TCGTCGCGCACCATGAGTCGAGCCTGCTTGAAAAGCTCCATGCCGACTTCCCGTGTGGTGGCCGTGGAAAACTTCGGCACCATCTTCCGCAGTTCGTCCAAGGAAATCTCAACTGAGATAGCCGCAGCCATCGCCCTACTCCGCCAGCCCGCCGGCTGTGATCTCGATGACCGCCGCGTCCTGCGCCACGCCGAGGACTTGAAGCTCGATGTCGCGGACGGTGATGCGACTCCAGATGGCGGGGATCTCCACGGTTTTGATGCCCATAGCAATGCACCGCTCAAACTCGCTGCGCGGAATCCCGACCCGCACCGAGCGGATCTGGCGCACCCCGCCCTCGGCGAGCTCGTCGCGCAAATCCATGTCGCCGACCACGGCCTTGAGTTGCGTGCCGCCGATGGTCACATATTCGCCGCCTACGTCCGTAATCGCGGCCACGCCAAGGATGTGCGCCGTGTCTAACTGATTCGCCATGCCCTACTCCTGCGAGTCAAAGCCCCGCCACGCCGGGGTCGTAATGTTTGGTGACGTAGCTGTAAAAGTAGATCGGCTCGTCGCCGCTCCATTCCTCGGTCTGCAAATGCGGGAGAAGGCCGAGCGCATAGTTGTAGTCCTCGCCCCACATCATATCAGGAAAGCGGCTTTGTAGGGCCACCTCGCGCTTAATGGCGCACAAATGATGCGGTGTGCGGTCTTGACCCTGCCAGTGGTGGTTGTCGCGGAAACGCAGGCTGTGGCGGAAAATGGGCGAAGGGCGGTAGTCCTCTCCATCCATCGTGACGTGCATGGTAATGCCGACCACATCGGGCTTGCTTTTAAGACAAGGAAGGATTCGGGCAACGTAGTCGGGCGCCACCATATCGTCATCGTCCACAAAGGCCACATAGTCGCCCGTGGCCTGCTCGATCATGCGCTGGCGCTTAACCCCGACCGATCCGGGGCCGTCATCAATAGTGATGCGGACGCTGCGCTTGGCCTGCGGCTTTAAGACGGCAAGCAGCTTTTCCAGCATGGCCGAGCGGGACGGCATGGTGGGAATCAAGATTTCCAGCTTCATGGCACCCATCCTTGCGCCACGGCGCCAGGGTTGCGGCGGCGGAAGACGGCTTTGCCGCGCTCATTGGCTTCGGGGTTCTGTTGGCGGCGGTAGCACTCGTCGGTGGCCGCACCCGTGAACAGCGGGTGGTCGTGGTAGAACTTAATGTGCCTTGCGTCCTCAACCACGCCGTCTCGGTAGGAGCGGAAAGAAAACTCGGTGTCCGACCAATAGCCATCGTATTCGGGGCAAAGGAGCCATTCGCGGCCCAGCCACCACCGCCAGTTGAAGGTCATGATGGTCATGAGTTGTTCGCCCGGATTGTTGAATCCATCCGAAACGTGCAGCACGGTCGGCTTGTCCATGTGCGGGGTCATGGCTTGGATGACTTGCTCGTCCCATCCGTGGGGCGGGTAAACGTCCGACTGACTCATAATGAAGATGCGCGCTCCCGATGCGGTGGCCGCGCGGGCGGCGGCGTTGTAGTTGGCCACGGCAGAGGAATGGCCTTCGGGAACGGCGGGCGCCAAGGCGTGCGGGTAGTGCTGCAACTGCTCAACCACCTCCGTATCGCTTTCGCAGATGCCAAAATAGTAGGCCACGCGCTCCGGGTGCGCGGCCCGCTCCAGCCAGAGGTTGCGGACTTCGATGTCCTTTTGCCCCCTGCCCGCCGGGTGGCCCACGGCAATGCGCGGCTTGAGGCGTTTCTGCCATTCTTTGCGGACGCGCTCGGCCTCCTTGGTGTGGCCGGCTTTAGCCAAAGCAAGCGTCTTCAAATCGTGCGCCCGCCATCCGTAGAGGGACGCATCGTGCGTCCAAGAGGGTTCGTCGGGCATGGGTTGCGCCTCCATCGCGTAGGCATAGGCCAGCCCTTTCTTCGGGTTGCCTCTGGCCGTGTGCATTTTGCAAAGCTCGGCGTAGCCTTCGCGGCGCCACGGCATGAGGCGCACGGCCTCCAACAGCGGGCGCTCGGCTTCGTCCACGTCTTTGATCCATCGGCCTATGGTTTGGTAGGCCACGAACTTTTCCTCGTCGCCTAATTCGGGATGCGCCGTGGCAAAGATCGCGGCCTCCATAGCCTTCGGGATGTCCTGCTGCGTCTCGCACTCGCGGAAGAGAAACCACCATTCGCGGCCCGTGCGTTGCTCTGGCGGCACGCTTTCAAGGATGGCGCGGTTGCGGACTACGCTGCCGCGCTTGTTGTTTTCGGGAAGGTGGATGACTTGAAGCTCCATGCACCAAGTGTTTTTGGTGCCGTCCTTCGTCTCGATGTCCTCGTGGACGGCATTGATCCACTGGCTGTAGCAATCCACATGGACGAGGCGGATGCGCCTGGCATAGCTGCCGGACGCACTGGTCACATACGGTGCGTAGATGGCGCCTTTGATGATCTCGGTGCCGCTGCGAATCTTGGCCAGCGCCTCGGCCCCTGAGTCAGCCAGCAGATCGTCGCAATCGGCCCACATGATCCAGTCTGTGCTTTCGGGTGCGAGGGCAAAGGTCTGGTTGCGAGCGGCGGCGAAGTTATCGACGTGCGGCCATTCCTTGCCCGTCTCGCCATTCACATACTCGCCCACGATGCAGCCACGGGCTTTGGCGATGTCCAGCGTCTTGTCGGGCGGCTGGTTGCCGCAGGCGCGCACCACGCTGACGGAATCAACGTGCGGTTGGAAGCTGTCGAGGAAGCGGGTGATGTTGGCCGCTTCGTTTCCTACAATGATGCCGAGATGAATCTTTGCCACTGACTACAAAAGGAAAGGGCCGCGCTGAGTGGAGCCGTGACCCTTCGGGTCGAAACCCAGATGAAAACTCCCGGCGGGCCACTCAAACCGCCGGGAGGTGAACACACACTTAGATGATGAGCGCGCAGGTGCCGCTGGTCAGACCCGCAGCCGATCCGAACATAACTTCGACCGAGGCAGTCACCGTGCGGGTGGACTGCGAGGCGGTGATGTTATACATGACGGTCATTCCAAGCTGCTCCAGCGTCACGTTGTCCGAGACGTAGAGGAGGTTAGCGACCGCCGGGTCGATGACAGGCATGGCCGAGGCCACCGCAACCGCTTCGGGCGAAACCGCGAAGCCGTCGAGGCCCGTGACCGCACCAGAGAACGAGTTGGCGTAGTAGATGCCCTGGTCGAATCCGTAGGCTCCGTTTTGGAGCGGGAGGAAATCGGCGTTGGTCGGGATCAGCTTGCTGTAGATTTCGGGAGTAACAACCAAGCCCTTGCGGTCGCTCTTGCTGATCGCGCTCCACAGGGAAGCGAGATGGCCGGAACCGGGGGTGATGGTGGTCGTTGTAACCGTGGCCGCGCCGAAGTTAACCGTGGTGATCGGGGTGATCGCCACCGAGAACAATTTGTCGGCGAGAGCGTTGAGGTTGATACGCACCAGATTCTCCAGACGATGACCCAGAGCGAGGTCGGCCTGTGTGATGCCGAAGAACTGGCTGTAGTGGTCGAGCGTCACGGTCGCCTTGCCAACGGTAACGTCGGAAGCCGGGGTGAAATCGGTCGGGTTGGTGGTCGTGGCGCTGGTGGCCGTGACGAGGGGCACCTGAATGGTGTCCTTACTCTTTCGGACTTCGTTACTGAAATCCGTGCTGAAGATACGGAGCGGGGCCAACCGGTTGGCGAGCACCGTCTGCACCTGTTCAGAGATCGTCGCTACGACGAGTGCTGAATCGAATACGTTTGCCATATTATTTTAGGTTTTTTCGGGTTGTTGTTGGTTTTTCTTTGGGGGTTGGCCCTTAGAAATTTCTGGCGTTGCGAGCGCGGAAAATGGCGCTCTTGTTCGCGGAAAAGATTTGCGCGGCGCGCTTCCAATCCTTCGACTCGCTGGCAGCTTTGAACTGCTCAACCGGGTCTTCGGAGGCGGCACCGTTGCTGGCGACGGCCTCGCTGCCTTTGGCGGCGAGAGCGATTTCGAGCTCGGCGACTTTCGCGGAGAGGGCGGAGAGTTCGGCGGCTTCGGGAGCGGGCGCGGCCTCTTCGGACTTCACTTCCTCGGCGACAACTTCAGCCTCGGCGGGTTCGGATTTGTCGGCGGAGATCGCGGCGACGGATTCTTCGAGCTTGGAGACAACAGCGGTCAGCGCCTCGATGGCGGCTTTCGCGTCAAACTCGACTTGTTCGGTGACAGAAGATTCGGTCATGCCCTCCGACGAGGTGTCAACTTGGGCAGGCTCACTGCCGGCGCGGAACACGCCCTCGCGGTTCGCAGCGGGACGGCTAACGAGGTCTACGGAAACCAGATTTTCGACGCGGGCAAAACGGCGGTCTCCCAACTCTTCGGGCTTGCCGCTGAAAGCCATACTGAATCCGACGCGGCCAGGCGCTTTGGAAAGAATCTCGGCGTAGAACTCGGCCTGCGGGTGAGCCGAAAGCAGTTCCAAATCGGCGCGGAGTTGGTCTTCCTCGATGCGGAAGTTGTTGAGCAGGCCGATGAGCGAATCGATGGACTCGTCGTGATCGACAAACACTTTGACCGGGCTACCAGCCTGCCCCGCCTGTTCGGCTTGGAGCAGGGTCACATCGTCCACGAACATTTCGTGGCCGAGCGCGGGGCCAACGGTGGCCACGCTGATGCCGTCAAATTTTAGATCCGCCATATAGGCGGGCGCTCATGTCAAGCAACCGGCTTGGGATCGGCCTTCTTGCGCTTGTAGATGCGCTTCTTTTTGCGGGCGCGTTCCGAAAACTCTGCGGCTTGCGGCTCCGGGGTGGAGGCGGGCGGAGTTGAACCGCCGTCCCCTGTGGGCACAGGGTCGATAACCGTCGCCCCCTCGGTGCGCTCGACGCCGACCACCACGCCGAGCTCGGCGGCGAACTGACGTTCGGCGGCGATTTCCTGCATGGCGGTTTTCCAGTCGAGCCCCTGCTCGCCAAAGAAGTCGGCCAAGGTCATGAGCCCGGCTTTCACATCGTCGCGGCGGGCGGCGGCTTCGCGGCCTACGTCCACCGTGATCGAGCGCGGGGTCTGCCAGTGGACGCTGCGCCAGTTGGGATTCTGCGGCAGTTCGCGGCGGCGCATGGCGTTGGCGATCGCGTAGTTCCAGAGCTTGCCAAGGAAGGAAGAGATAAGAACGTCTTGCCGGGCGGCAAAGGCGCGGGCGGCTTTTTGAATGATGAAACGCTGGGCCACGCCGCCGACTGCGCTTGTGTCCCAGATAAATTCGTAAGGCAGGCCGAGGCCCAGCGCGGCAGCGCGGATGTATTGCTCCAGATGCGCGTCCAATTTTTCGTTGGGGCGGTTCATCATGAAGGACTCGATGCGCTCGGTGGCCTTGAGGCGCGGGATCATGCCGCCGCCGAAAACCGTTTCGCGGGTCAGGCTTTCGCCCGTGCTCTTGGACAAGTCGCCAAAGAATCCCTCGGCGCCTACCCCGCCCTGCGCGTTCTGAACGACAAGGCCGATGCTGCTGCCGATCTTCGCGGCCTGCATTTCAAATCGCAGAAGTTCGTCGCGGTCGAGGAGGTTGTTGAGCGCCACCGCCACGGCAGGATACCCGCGCACCTGGTCGGGACGTTCGGGCTCGTAAACGTGGAGCATCAGATCCGCCTGGATGCGGCGGCTGGTGCGCTGGCTGAAGGTGTCACCCTCGACCACATGATAAGCGAGCGGACGCGCAAAGCGGTCGAGGCTCACGCCATCAATGATCTGGTCGGCCTTGTCGGGCGGGTTGGCCACACGGTGCGACTCGACCACTTGGACGGCGGGCATCCCGTCGCGCTTGTTGGTCAGGATGCAAAAGATTTCGCCGTCGCGGTCGATGGCCTCGGAAACGAGCATTTGCAGCCGGCGCATATCGTGGCGCTCGCTGATTTCGGGTGACTTGCTCCAGTTGTCCCACCACGCTTCGGCGGCATCATCCCATGCGGGATCGCCGCTGTTGGCCTGCGGGGCGATGGCCGAGCCGACCGAGTAGGTCGCCTTGTCGCGGATGGCGCTTCTGACGATGGCGTTGTTGTAGAAAAGTTTGCGCGAAAGGCCGAGCAGGCGCACGCGGTCGCCGTTGGAGATATCCACCTTGCTGTCCTGCGCCTGCGATTGCACCCAAGCGCGTTCTTCCGGGCGCCAGTTGGCGGCTTCCACCATGCGGGAAAAGCCAAATTGTTTGGCAAGTTTGTCGATCAGTTTTGCCATATCAATAAACCCCGTATTGCGCGCGGCTGGCGCGGTCGTTGCCGATGTCGCCGGCATTGATGGCGAGGGCCGTCTCGATGAGGCCGAGCATTTCCCATGCATCGTAACTCTTCTGAAGCGTCACCGACCGACCGCCCACGCTGCTTGACAAAACAAACGCTTGAGAGGCGCCGCCCGCCAGAATTTGCGCCTTGCAGCTTGCTTTGAGTTGGGAAAGTTCGGACGCCGTGAAGACACGGGCGAGCATCGACGCATCGGTCATGCCCTCGTCGCTTGTGTCAAGGAGTGGCGTTCTGTGCGCGGAAGGCCGACAAGAAGCAATCCATGTAAACCAGCGCCATTTTCTCGCAGTCGGCCAAGTGGTTGGGGCCGAATCTTTGCCATTTCTTTTCGTCTTTATCGTCTACCAGCGCCTCGTTTTGCATCTGCGAAACGTAGTCCTTGGCCAGATCACGCGGCAAATACCACGGCACGCGGCCATCCCGTAGCACATCGTGGTAAAGCCGCTCCTGCCAGAGCAACGCATCGAAACGCATTTGGCGGATGGTGCGGGTGCCGTCGATCTGAAGCTCGCCCGTCTCCCAAGGCTTCAAAGACGAGTTGTGCTTTTTGGTTCGCCCGAAGGCCGCGCAGAATTTGCCCGCCGTGCCGAAAACAAAGTTGTAAACGCCGCTTGTCGCCTTGGCCGCATACCCGGCATCGACAATCCCCCACTGGCAACCAAGCTCGCGGAATTTCTCTGACAGCCCGCCCCATCCCAAGGCAGACCCGTATTGCACGAGATAGCTACTGCCGTCTTCGTGCAGTTGGCGAACCAGCCACCACAGTTCGGTTTGCTGCACGTCCACGGCCATGAGCCGCGCCAGCACCCCGTCGCTCGGCGGTTGCCCCAGCAGATACTTGGGCGAGGCGTCGATGCGCTCGCGGATCATGGCGGTGGTAATGCGTGAGCCCTCGACCTTCCACGGGATCGCCAGTTCGCGGTTGTAGAAATCCTGCAATCCGCCCGGCGCTTCTCGGTCTTGCAAAAACTTCACGGCCAAATCCGCCCACTTCCGCCACGGCGCGTAAAGAGAAGACAAGTGATAGCTTCGCCGCCCTGGCTCGGCGGCAAAATCCGTGGGCCTCCACTCGCCCCGCTCAAGCATCTCTTGTTTGTCGGCCTCTTCGTGCGCGTGACCACAGGCAGGACAAACACACCGCGCCGTTGCGGCCACCCGCTCCATGTTCCAGCCCTCCTCCTGCTTGGCCGTCTCGTCCCATTTGATGTGCTCCCACTCCAAAGACCACGCTTCGCCGCAGCCAAGGCACGGCACGAAGTATTTGCGCTGGTCGCCCTTCAGCCATTCCGTCCAGATCGCCCCGTCTTCGTAGGTCGGGGTTGAGGTCGTTACGATGATGTGCTGCGGGTAAGTCGCTACACGCGCCTCGGCTAATTGCAAAGGCGCCGATTCCTTCCCGCCCTTCGCGGGAAATTTGTCCAATTCGTCCATGCACAGAGCGGCAATCGAGCGCGAAGAAAGCGAGGCCGGCGAGTTGCTGCCCGTGAACCACACGCTCATGCGGTCAAAGTGTTGCTCTAAGAGTCGATACTTGTCGGGGTCAGCCTGCTTGTGCCGCGACAAAGTCGGGTTTTGATCTATGAGCGGCATCCATCGCGTCTCGGAGAATGAGCGCGCCAAGTGCGTCGAAGGCATAACCCAAAGACAGGGGGCGGGATTTACGTCCAACTTGTAGGCCATACCCACGATGATGGCCGTGGTCTTGCTCGTCTGCGCGCCCCACACCAAAGCCAACCGACGCACCCGCTCGTCCGCAAAGCACTCCAACACTTCGCGCACATACGGAGTGCGCTGGGTCAGATAACTCCCCGGCTTGTTGGTGATGCGCTCGGAGAGCTTCAGATTGGACTCGGCCCACGCCACCACGCCTGGCTTTGGCGGCGTCAGCGTTACCTCGTGCCCAGCGGCCCACGCTTCGGCTAACCCTTCGCGGTCGCCTCCGACAATGACGGCGGCAGGGTCGCTAAGTGCTTCCGTAGCATCGAAGTCGCCTGCTCTCCCCACGGGAATGTCGAAAAATCCTGCACCATCGCCGAGATCAGCCCACGGATCGCCGCCACCGTCTCCGCCTTGTTGAGCGTCGCCTTGGTCATCGACAGGAATTGCCCCAACTCCTGCTCGGCTTGTGCCACGGCCTTTCGGCTGTCGCGCCACGCGCCTGCCAATTCGGCCACGGTTCGGCTGTTGGCCTCCTCCGAGTTCGCTGCCGCCTTCCACAATTCGTAGTGGCGAATCTCCCCCTCCGCCGCCCGGTCGAGCCTCGCCTTCGGCCCCAGCGCCGGGTTGGTGCTGGTCGTTGGCGCGGCCACCTTGCCCGACTTGCGGCGGCGAATGTTCGCAGCCAGCCATGCCCTCGCCGCATCCACCGAGTCCGTTGGCATCCCTTGCGCCTTCCAGAGAGACACGCTCGTCTGGTTGGCGTCGAGCGCCTTCGCCAGTTGGATCTGCGTCAGGGCCATTGGGCATTGTGATACGGCTTTTTCGCGTGTCTCATTATCAAAAGGGCTTGTTGAGACTGAAATCGTGGGAAGTGTTTATTACTTCAGCGAATCGCAATAAATTTGGGCCCATTTTCCGCCAGTCGCAGGCTCCTCGCGCTCCGCCAACCGAAAAGATTCCTTTATCAAGTCTCAACAAGGAGCATTGTTCTTTACTCTTATTGAGACTGGTCACGCCTCCCCCTTCAACTGCACATACCTCTGTTCGTAGGCATAGATGGCGTCCCGCACAGGCTTGACCACGCGCAGCGTTTCCTCGATCTGGTCGGCGCTCATGCGGTCTGGTGGCATCTTGACCAATAGTTGACTGAACCACCGCCGCGCATCGTAGACCCAACCCGCCGCAATGTCGCGCACACTCACCTCTGGCACCTCGTCCTTGGTCGGCGTATCGCCTTCCGCTGTCTCAGCGTTGGCCTCGGCCTGTGCCTGCACGCTGGCCCGATCCTCGACAGGCTTGAAGCCGGGCAAGAAAAGCTGCCCCGGATGGTAGTTGCGATGGTGCCGAATGTATCGCTCGGCTGTCACGCCAGGCATCTCGACCTTCTCGCGCAGCCAATGGTGGAACGCATCGCCCACCGTGTCCCGTGCGCTGGCAAGCAGCATCCCGACATGGTTTGCCATCGAACCGATCTCGGAAGCCGTGGCCTTTACCGCGTCCACCTTTGCCATGATCTCGGCGTGGTCTTTGTTAATTTGCGCGGCCAGATCGTCCGCTGCCCGTAGTTCAATCTCCTTGCTCATCAGTGTGTGTTCTCCTCTTCGTGTCGTTTTGTCCAAGAGCGATGCGCGGCCTTGCGGGAACTCTCCCGCGCCGCGTCACTCTTTTGAAAGTTGTTGTGCCCTTTAAGCCCCAGCTTGTCCTGCATCTCGATGACGGCCTTCGACAGCGCCGCCCTTGTGACCCCGATCTTGCGTGCGAGTTCCGAATAGCTATGCGCCAGCGTTATGGACGTATCGCCGGCAGCGAGCAGGAAGGCGTAATACCGCAACGTCTTGTTGCCTCGCGGCTCGTTCAGATAGGTGAGGATGGGAATAAGCATTTTGCTCGCCGCCTCGCGCGCTTCCCGCATCTGGTATTCCGCCATGAGCAGCACCAGCGCCTTGTGCTGCCATTCCTCAAGGTCGAGCTCGTCGGCCCACTCGTCGGCCAGCGTGTCGATCTCGCCTGCCATGTCGGGTTTGTAGCTCGTTTCGAGCTTGTCTAAGGGGTTTTCGCCCATGCTGGCGAAGCGTCTAATGTCAATCATTTGCGGTTCCTCCGTCTGCTTTGTTTCGCCATAAGTCTGCGCCGTTTGGCTTTGGCGCGGTCGCGCTTGGGCTTGGTCGCCTTGCGAGTCTTTTCGTAACGCGGCCCCGTTGGGCGTAGTCGGCCCATCGAGAGCGCCTTCCATGATCCGCCGCCTTGTTCGCCTTTCATTAAGCCGCCCTCCTCGCCTCATCCCGCGCCCGCAAATGCCGCACATCGCGCTTTTCCAGCCAAGCAATAGCCACACCGCCATTGCCGACATCGGCCACGCTCACGGCATTGTCGCTGATGACGCCGTTGTCTTGCAGGAAGTTCATCGTCAGGCGGGCATCGAGGCCACGGGCGGCGATATAGGCGCGGAGGGATTCGCTCACGCCGCCACCTCCACCCCAGCCAACCGCTGCCGCATTTCCGATATGCTCGCCTTCAGTTGCTTAACTTTAGCCATCGGCTCGGCCTTCAAGCGCCTGTCGAACGAGTCAGGGATTTGCTCCTTGTTCGCCGGGTTGGCGCAGATGCGGTCTACCTCCTTCTGCGCGGCCTCGATGCGCTGCTGTAGCTGCCACACCCCTTCGGGCTTTGGATTCCCGTTATGGCCGTTGACCGCACCGTTGCCAAATTGCTTCGGGCTGCGGTTGCTCTGCCACTTGCGCCAAAAGCCCGACAGGTCATGCGGCATGGACGAGACGCGCCTTCCCTTGCCGTCCAACCATCCCGCGCCCTCGCGGTCATCGTGGTAAGCCCGGCACACGTCTTCGGGGATGCTGGCGCGTCTTCCTGCCTCAATGACTTCCTCGACCGCAAACCCCGCCTCGCCACCTACTGTGCTATATATACTCT